GCTCCATCTCACGAAGGTAACCACGGTGATTTAGAGAAAGCTTTATAATGGATGATGAGCCATCAAAAACTTGGATAAAACCTAAAGAACCCGCTAAATTAGAAGCATTAAGAAAAGCACTGGCTGACCTCAATATAGATTATGCAATAAGTAAAAGAGACCAAAACTTAATAACTATTAACTTGTGGGTAGGAGAAAGTTAAAATAAATTTTATCGTTACCGCTAACATAGAGGTTTTCCAGTACATCAAAACAATAAATAATATTACAATGTTTATATAGGAGGTCCACCATGTGCTCACCAGAAGTGCGTAAAGAAGCCAACCGTTTGAATTGGATGGTCAAAGGTCAACTGATTACAAAGTCAGAACCTGACTCAGTAGTTGAATACCTTTATGATAGTTATTTTAAAAGACTATGGGGAAACCACGAAAGATCCCAATATGCTGATATAGGTTTTGAAGAAGCATATAAAATACGTGAACAAGAAATCCTTGCAGAAGAAATGAAAACCGTAGCTAGACTTGGTTACGATTAATTTGAAATTAAATCAAATTAGCTATTGACATTTGATGTAGAATCGGTTATATTAGTATTAACAGATATAAAAAAGGAATCATCAAATGTCAACAGATTTACGAAACGTACCAAACTTATCTTCAACTACTGAATTGAACCAAACTCGTTTTTGGGGTGGACAAGATCGCAAACAGTGCGTTCAAATAACTCAGAAAAAACCTCGTGGTTGGGAAAAGCCTACTACATCAAATGGCTTTTTTAACCATATAGATTTGACTCGTGAGCAAGCTCGTGAATTGGCGGTTGAATTAATGTTATTCGCAGAAGGTCGTGAAGTAGAAGAATTTGAAAGAGTATAATATGTTTACAGTTAAAACAAATACATTCCCATCAGAAACCGTCGGAATTGCTTCTCGAGTAGAAGACGCACTTGCCATGTGTAGCACCGTTGGTAGCGAAGCAGGTAATCATGTAGATAATATAAGAACACTTACTAGTTTTGATGAATTTATTTGTCAGTACAAAGGTTATGTTTGTGTAAATGAATTATACGAAGATGATGAAGGCTTTAATAAAAATTCATACATGTATGGCGAAATGGTATATGCCAATGGTCAAAACTATGTTAAAGATATAAAAGACTTGGATGGATTATCAAGTAATTCATTCGCATCTTGGAATGAAGCTGAACTGGTATTTAAGAAAAAAGTTGATCTAATATGAAATTAACTATTGACATTTGATGTCGAATCGGTTATATTAGAATCAACAAATAAGGAAACTATATTATGACAACATATACTACAAAAAACAGAAATTCAACTTCATACCAGTTTACAGTTAGAATGGTTGAAGGTAAACCTATCGCTGAGGATCAAGCGGCCGTAGATGGGCTTAGAACCGTCGTTAAACTCAACAATACAGCATTCCCTGATGACAAACAAAGATATGTAAAGCTTCAAGGTCGTGGACCAAGAGGCCATAATGGTCGTATGTATAACCAAGGTTTGCCTCTTCCATTAGCTACTCATGCTGATGTGTATGTATATATTCGCAATCGTTATAATAATGTATGGGATAGATAATGGATTTAGAAATACTTCAAAAATTAGATAAGATGGAATTGTCTGCGGCTCGAGAAGCAGCCAACTCTCTTATCGATGTAAAGAAAACAAAAAAGGTCGTACATAACAGACTTATTTACGATTTAGATAAAGCCAAAAATTCACGTGAGGTATCACGCATTATGTGGCAAGTATATATGTCTGGTTCAGGTTATGGTACCATAGGTTCAACTTGGAAGAAACATTATAACAATGTCTGACTCTTTACAAACCCCGCTAAAACTCCCAGAACCCCTTATCCTCGAATTAAACGAGGGTGAGGAGTTTCACATTCAAACTATGGCACGAGAAATGTTCGAGTGTCCACACCGTCGACGTGGAAGAAGTTATTCAACTGTCTTGTCACATACATATTCCGGTGTTATATTAGAGTTTGCTTTAGCACGTCAAGGTGCTATTATGAACCCTGCTGAATTTGATTACACTAAACCTGAAACTCATAACTGGGATGTTAAATGGTGTGATTGGATAGCTGAGGTTAAAAACTCACAAGATCCTGGAACTTTACCAACATCGATGGAAAAGAAATGGTTAACCATACCAAACTATATGGCAAATAAATTAGTAAGAAATCGCAGAATGTACCCAAAATGTGTTGACATTATCATCTTTGGATGTTATAATAAACTAGATACAAATACTTTTGATGTTCGTTGGCGAGCTGTCGTACCTTTTGATACTATACGTCAAAACTTACGACCATGCCAAGAAAAGTTCTCTAATAACTGGACAACTGACCACGATGGTGTACGACGTATAAAGTATTTTTATAATACACGTGGCGATGATCGCACAATATATAATAACAATGTTTAAGGAAATGAGTATATGAAATTTGATAATGACAAACCACCTATTAATTTAGTTCCACCTGAAGCAATCATTGCGGCTGCTAAGGTTTTTGGTTTTGGTGCTCAGAAATATGGTGAAAACAATTGGCGCATGGACCTCGATAAGTTTCCATATTCACGTCACTATGCTTCTATTATGAGACACCTATTAGCATTTCATTCAGGCGAAGACCTAGATCCTGAAAGTGGTTTACCTCACACGCATCACGCATTGACTCAAATGATTATTATGGTTATGTGTGAAATGCAATCTGATCCAATTGATACTGACGATAGATTTAAAGGAGAAGATGATGAATAATGTAAGTGACATTCGTAATTATTTTATTGATGAACTAAAAGCTGAACGTTTTACTACAGATAAAACTGGTGCAAAAACAATCGAGCTACTTGGTGCATCGTTTATCGCTGATGAACCTGCTATCTTTGGTAAACCTGTACAAGAATATATTGAAGCGGAGTTGGCATGGTATGAAAGTGGTTCTACAAATATTAATGATATACATGGCGAAGATAAAGTACCGCCTGCTGCGTGGCAATATGCTGCCGACAAATATGGTAACATCAATTCTAATTATGGCCATTTAGTATTTTCAGAAAAGTATTGTCAGCAATACGATAACGCATTATTTGAATTGATTGAAAATCCTGATAGTCGCCGAGCACAAATGATTTATAACCGACCTTCCATATGGAATGAGTTTGACGAAGGTGGTAAATCTGATTTCATTTGTACTAATGCTCAAACTGTTTATATTAGAGATAATAAGTTACATATGGTATCGCAGATGCGTTCAAACGATGTCGTGTTTGGTTACAAAAATGATTGGGCATGGGCTCAATATCTAATGGACAAATTTGTTGAAGACTATAACTTTGAAACTGAACAATCAATCGTTAAAGGCGACCTTACATGGCAGGTAATGAACTTGCACGTGTACAGCCGCCACTTTGATTTGGTAAAACGATGAGTGTGAGTAGAGAAACTTATTACGATTATATGGGAAGACGAATGAGAGAAGACGATACAAATCGACTCAAATGGGATCACCGTTTTATGGAATTAGCGACTATGATCGCTGATTGGAGCAAAGACCCTTCAAGTAAAATTGGTTGTGTTGCTGTTAATGACGATAGACGAATATTGGCCACAGGGTACAACGGGTTTCCAAAAGGTATTGAGGATACTGAAGATCGTTTAAATGATCGTCCTACCAAACATAGTCTTGTGGTACATGCTGAAATGAATGCACTTATGAATGCGTTATATGCTGGTGTATCATTAAAAGACTCTACCTTATACGTATATGGATTACCTATATGTTCTGATTGTACCAAACTTGTTATCCAAGCCGGTATTAAACGTGTAGTCATATCATCAGATAAAAGCGGTAAAGGTGATTGGCAAAAGGTATGGGAAGAAAAGAGTTTACCTATGTTTAAAGAAGCAAATGTACGGGTAACCTCACTTGGCGAATAACTTAACAGACATATATGTTGGTGTTAAAAAGAATGACCCTAATAGAACGGCGAATGATTTTTATCCTACTCCTCCCTTGGCAACATACATTCTCTGTAAATACGGTAATGTACCACATAAAGTTATAGAGCCATGCGCAGGTCGTGGGCATATTTCATCAGAGCTATTAAGAAATGGTCACGATGTTATATCCTACGACCTTAATGTATATCCGGATAGTCTAGTTGACATAAATACACCATATGACGCATTAGAGTTACCAAAAGATAAAGACGTTCAAGGTGTAATTACCAATCCTCCATACCATAAAAATCTACCACATAAACTGGCAGAAAAATGGACAGAAGAATACGATTACACTGCAATGTTTTTGCGTTTAACTTTTTTAGAAGGTAAAAAGCGAAATAAACTGTTTACAAACAACCCACCTAGTGATATAATATATCTATCAGACAGAGTTAAGTTTGATTCTAAAATATTGGAACCTGTCGATAAAACAGAACAAATTGGTGGTATGATTGCTTATATGTGGATCATATGGGACAAGAAAGCAAAACATAAATACACCCGTTGCCAGTGGGCAATGTTAGAAGATGAATATAATGAATGGAAATTAAATTATGATAAAAGAAAAAATGAAAATAGCTTTTATTTTCGGTAAAGGTATTGAAGGATGTGGTGTTACTAAAGGTGCAAACATTTTTGAAGAGTGGCTAGTATCTCAAGGCCACGAAACAACAGTAATTGATTTTGATAACACGCAAAAATTTAATCGTGCAGGACTTACCAAATGGAAAGGTGCAATTCATAGAGTTGAACGTGACCATGAAATTAAAGACGCTCAATCAGTAATTGATGAAGTAAATACTTGTGATATTGCAATCATACATTCATATCCAACTCGCAAAAATGGAAAGTACATAGATCGTTTCCGTGAGTTTGTTGAAAAAATCAGTGATCCAATCATCGTAATACATGACCACGCTATTACAAAGAATACTATTAATAGACAAACGCAGGCTGTTGAGTTATTTTCTCTTGCAGATATTGGTGTTACACAATCATTTGAAGGTTATGCTAACGAAGGTTATTTACATGCTGATCCAGGCCTTGAAGGTCGTTTAATGGAAAACCCAATATGGGTTCGTCCAAATGAATACGATAAGCACCGTGCATCATTTGAAGACCGCAAGAAAAGCTTTATGTACATGGGTCGTATGTCTACCTTAAAAGACCCAGCAATGATTTGCCGTATTGAACCATATTTAAGGAATGAATGGGATTTAACCTTAATGGGTTGTGAACGTTCAATACAATCTGTTGGAAATCCAGACTCCAAAACACTTGCGACTGATCCACATCCTTATCATATAACATATAAACCAAAAATTACGTTTATTTTTATGAATTCCAAAGGTGAGCATTACCTGCCAGCTGCAGAACAAGTAAAGACTGGCACAACCATTAAATCATATGATAGTTACAAATATGATTTTGGAATGGAACACCTTGGTAGTTCTACAGCAGCATGGTGTGGATATCGTTTACGAGAACCAAAAGAATACGGAAATCGTATGGAATATACGGTAATCGAATCATTTCTCTTATCTCTTCCTGTTATTAGTAAAGACTTTGCTACAAACGCGGTATCACCTGAAGGTAAAAAGTGGGGTGAATACTATGGACCTCTTATATCTGAAGCATCATGCGAGAAAGAGTTATCAGCAGAATTAAATAGACTTTATAATGACAAAGAAGAATGGGAAGCTCGTACAAAAGCTTGCCAAGAATTAATTTACAAATTTAATGATATTGAAGTTCTTGGTCCTAAGTTTTTAGATTTTGTATTGACAAAAGGCAAAAGACGTGATAAGATAGAATTTATAGACAGGATTTCAAGTTATTTTCCAAGTGCTCGACAAAGACGTGATGCTGGTGAGATTATCATATCAACGCCAGGAAGTGTTTTAAATAAAAAAGCATATACATTAGTAGATGGAAAACAAAATGAAATCATAGAACCAGAAGAAATAGGATCTACGCTTGAAGGATTTTTTTAATGTATCATAAACGTATCGTAGTCGATTTTGACGACACTTTAGCGTTCCATCAAAACCGCAAGTTTGATGAAGCTTTACCAAACAAACCTCTTATTGAAAAGCTGAATAAGTTGCATGCCGAGGATTGGATTATTGATATATTTACTGCGCGTGGTTCTATATCTTGTAAAACTCGAAACGATGCCCGTATTAAATACGAAAAAAGCATGCTTAATTGGCTTGATAAAAATAATGTAAAGTTTAATGCGCTTTCATTTGACAAACCATTAGCAGCTTATTATATTGACGATAAAGGTATTATGCCTGAAGATTTTCTTAACGTTGATATACGTGAACTTGAAGGTGGATTATCTGGTGGTGAAATTTATACTGATGGTAAGGTAGTACATAAGCAAGATAAAAATGCGCATCAAACTCGCAAATGGTTTGCTAACGCTGAATGTATCGGTATTCAAACACCTATTATTCATAGAGTTGTTGGTGAAACAATTACTATGGATTATATTGAACATGACGAAGACTTTTTCTCAAATAACTTTTGGATGGCTTTAGCTACTGTTCAAACACAGTTAGATAAAATGAAAATAGCATCACCGCATCGCTACCAAGACGGTTTAAAGTTTATTAATTATATTGATCGCATTAAAGAACATGCTAATAATTCTGGTCAAACAAAGTTAATTGAAATAGCTTCAGAATTAACAAAATACGAATTATCACGCAGTTTTTCTCACGGTGATTTTGGTATTAAAAACATGTTATTTAATAATTGTGATATGCATTTGATTGATCCGATTTGTGGAGTATTTGGATGTACTGAATTGGATGCCGCAAAGTTTTGTGCAAGCTTACTTATTAATGAATACCCGATTAGATTGTTTAATCAATCATTAAATTATCTGGCTCTTGCAAATGACATAAGTAAAAATATGCTGGCATTATTGGTATCAGCAGAAGTAACTCGCGTCTATAAATACCACCCTAACAAAGAGTTTATTATGGAGTGTATAGATAATGTTAATAAGTGATAAAAGTGGAGAAAAAATGAAAATTGTAATACCGAGTCACAATAGATCTGAGTCTATTCGTAGTCTCGAAATGGTTCCCGATTCGTACTCAAAAAATGTTTACATTGTAGTACGGTCAGGTGAGCAGTATGAAAAGTACAAAAAATATGAAGACAAATATAATGTTCTTGCCTTTGATAATCTCAAGGGCATTAGCGACAAAAGAGATGCGATCTGCAGACATTTTGCAGACCAAAAAATATGGATGGTTGACGACGATTGTTCTCTCCATTGTGCTTACCTTAATGAAGAAAAAGATATTATTAAGGTTTATAAAGAACGGGCAAACGAACAAGAGTTCTATGAATGCATGGACTATTGTTCTGATTTGATTGACACGTATCCCTATGCGGTTTTACGACCTCAGATATTTCCAAAAGGAAAAAAAGCTTGGCCTTATAACTTAAACTCTTGGGCATTTACAAATTCATTTTTAAATCTTAAAACACTTGACGCCGATACATTACGTTATGATTTGTTACCATACTCAGAAGATATCGTTGCGTTTCTATCGACGATTGATGCAGGCTATGATGTTGCTAATGTTTCTAAATGGATGGTTAAAACTATGAAACCTGGTCATTCCGGTGGTATGTCTGATATTAGAGATGCCGAGCTAATTGAACATGCTTCTGCTGAACTTGGTAGATTATTTCCAATGCACATAAAGCTGAACAATAAAGCTTTGCCTATTAAAACGGCCAATGGAATGGTACAATCAAAGATTGGTATTAGAGTTCAACCTAATATTAAGTACCGTGACAAAATGATTACACAAAATACTCTATTTTAACAAGTATTAACAGAATAATTAATGGAGAAGTGAATGTTCCTAGATAAAACTAAATTACCACAAGACGCAAAAGTTGGATTTACTTGTTCAGCTTTTGACTTATTTCATGCTGGCCATGTCGTAATGCTACAAGAAGCCAAATCATTATGTGATTACTTAATTGTTGGTTTATTAATAGATCCTACTGTAGATAGACCTGATGGAAAAAACAAGCCAGTTCAAAGCACTTTTGAAAGGTATATCCAATTATCTGGATGTAGATATGTAGACGAAGTTATACCATTCAGCACAGAACAAGAAATCGTTGACATGATTTTAACTATTCAACCAGATATTAGAATTGTTGGCGAAGAATATGAAGGCACAGATCATACAGGTATTGGCTTATGTTCTATTCATTATAACAAACGTAAACACTCGTTTTCATCTACAGATTTAAGAAATCGTGTAGTACAAAACGCTAAGGAGAAAAAATAAATGAGTATTACACACGCATCCATAGTTCCATTAATTGGTGGTGAAACTATTGGATCTCAGCAGGCATTTGGAGTTCCACCGATACATTTTATGTCATATGAGCCATTTGCTTCTAATGATAGCCATATTTTAAATTACTATAATAATGAAATACCTTATTATGTTTTAGACAAAGACCAAAAACCACCAGTTAATGAAAGAGCTGACGTGGTATCATCTGTTTGTCCTTGCGCTGGTTTATCTATGATGTCACATGGTTATGGTGACCACAATCCAAATAATCAATGGATGGGAAAAACCGCAGAATATGTACTTGGTGAATATAAACCAAAAGTATTCTGGGGTGAGAACGCGCCAGGATTTGCTGGTAAAATTGGTAAAAATGTTAGAGAACAATTAAGAAAAATTGGACAAGATAACGGATATACAATGTCCGTATATAGAACAAGATCCTTATTACATGGTGGACCACAGGTACGTGAACGATCGTTTTACTTCTTTTGGCAAAATAAACAAACACCTCTTCTTAATTATTTTAGCAAACGAGGCGATCCTATTGAAAAAGTATTACGTGACGTAAAGTCAAACTCTCAAATGGAACCAATCAATTCAAAAATACCATCTGAAGATCCATGGTATCAGTTCTTACTTGAAGAAGTGCATAACGGCAAATCACATAAAGAATATTCAAAAGAACTTAGTCCTGATGATGCAAAATCAGGCCAATGTGTATTTACTCAAATTGAGAAAAAAGGATACACGTATAAACAAGTTTCTGAATGGATGGCTGAAAAAGGCCACGAAAGAGCCGCAGCCTCAGCTATGCGTAAATACGAAAAGCTAAAATCTGGTGGTAACATTATGAAACGTGGTGTAACTATTCCAAAAGATTATATTGGTGCTTTTGTTGGACATTATACAAGTATGCTTACTCACCCAGACGAAGATAGGTTTATTACATATAGAGAAGCTATGACTATTATGGGATTACCACAAGACTTTGAGCTACTTAATCCTAAAAAGAATGCTAATCATATATGTCAAAATGTACCAGTTCAAACCGCCGCAGACATGGCGGGTGAAGTTAAAAAATATTTAAATGGTGAGCTAACGATGGTTGACACAGACTATGTTGTGCAATATAATCATAGTCAAAAGGCAGACTATATTACTAAAGCAGATACCTTAGAGGCATTTATATAATGAGCACACACTTTATTATTGACTTCGAAACCATTGGTCAAAACTCACGCGAGGTACCAGCTATTGATTGCTCGTACACGACCTTTGATTGGAGTCGATTTACAGAAAATCCATATTCTTTTAAAGAGTTGGTACTTGGCATGCAACATGCTAAGTTTAATATTAAAGACCAAGTCAAAAACCACGGATGTAAATATAACGATCGCGATTTACAGTGGTGGCTTGACCAACCGCCTGAGTTAAGAGTTAATCTAAAACCATCGGCAGACGATCTTACACCTGCTCAATTTATGGAAAAGCTAATTGATTATTTACGTTCATCTAATAAAATTGAGCGATGGTGGTCTAGGTCTAATTCTTTTGATCCTGTAATACTAGAGAGGTTGGCACAATACGCAAATAAGACTTCTCTTATGGGTGACTACCTTAAATATTGGTCTGTACGTGATACTCGTACATTTATTGATGCTAAGTTTGATTTCCCTAAACTAAACGCATTTGTTCCCGTATCAGATACTGCTAAATGGGAATACAATTTTAAAGCACATGATAGTAAACACGACGTGGCGGCAGACGTTCTAAGACTTCAAGCCATTACCCGTGCAGAAAACGATTTGGAGCAAATTGAAATATGAAAATAGAAATCAGCGTTGACG